TACTGGTGGCCCTGGTAATACTCCAAGCACAAGTCCATCACAAGGATATGATGGTGGTAATGGTTATGGTGGTGTTGGTGGAAATGATAGAAATGGCGGTGGTGGAGGAGCTGCAGGTGCAGTAGGTAATAATGGATCTGGTGGAGCTTCTGGAAGTGGTGGATCTGGTGCAGCTAATTCAATAACAGGTGCTTCGGTAACTCGTGGTGGAGGAGGTGGTGGTACAGGATCAGGATCAACTGGTGACTCTGCAGGAGGAAGTGGTGGCGGCGGTGCTGGTGGAACTAATGGTACTGCTGGTACGGCAAATACTGGTAGTGGTGGAGGAGGATGTGCTGGTCACCCGGCTGCTCCAACTAGTGGTGCAGGTGGAAAAGGTGTAGTTCTACTTCGTATGCTAACAGACGACTATTCAACAGTAACTTCTGGTTCTCCAACTGTTACAACAGATGGAAGTTATACAGTTTTACAATTTAACGGAGATGGGACGTACACAGGATAATGGCTAGTTTTGCAAAATTAGATGAAAATAATGTAGTTGAAAGAGTATCATCTGTTGTCAACGATGTACTTACAGATGGTAATGGTATTGAACAAGAAGCTTTAGGTATTCAGTTTTTAAAAAATTTACATGGACAAGATACCATTTGGAAACAAACATCTTATAATACAACACGTGGAGTACATGCATTAGACGGTACACCATTTAGAAAAAATCATGCTGCAGTTGGTTATACTTATGATGAAAGTAGAGATGCTTTTATTCCCCCTAAACCGTTTAACCCTTGGGAACCTTCTAAAACGTTTGACTCTTGGACATTAAACGAAACTACTTGTCTTTGGGAAGCACCAGTTGCTTATCCCGACTTGGCTGTAAACCCTGGTACATATGATTGGAATGAAGATGATCAGACTTGGGTAGGAAGAACGGAAGAGAAAAGCTTCTGGTTTAACTCTAATCTAGAGGTCTAGATCTTAAGTTCAGTTAAGTTTTTATTACTACCAAACGTTCCTTTGATAAACACATTAAAAGCCAAACTTATTCTAGTATTATTTCCTTTTTTTGTTTCTACACTATGAGTTAAAGAAGATGGAAACATGATTATATCTCCAGTCTTAACTGAAAACCACCAAGATTCTGAATTCCAAAGATTCCATTTTTTTGTCTTAGGCTTAACTACTTGATACTTGTCATTAAAAAATTTAATCTTATCAAATTGTTCATTACAATTAATATAAAATACTCCTGATATTAATGAATTAGGATGTTGATGTTTATGATGATATTGATTTGTTTCAGTATAGTTTAACCAAGATTGAGTAATGAAAGGTGTAATATTATCAGCTGAACAAATAACTTTATCAAAATAATCTTGTGTTCTTAAATCTAATTCTGTTTTTAAATTTTTAAACACTTTTTGGTTAAGTATGTAATTATCATTGGATGTTGTGTTACCTTCATTTTTATAAACATCTAATGAAGTTTTTTTAATAAATGATAATTCTTTTTTAGTAAGTTTTCTATTTAGTTTGGAAAAATAAATTGGTACTTGGAATATTCCATTAATAGTAGATTCAACCATTAATAATCTGGTTGTTCCATTTTGAACCATCCAGTTACAATATATTTTTCTTTTGTTTTTGATATTATTCCTCTATGGGTGTGTGTAAAATCAGCCGGCCAAATAAGAAGATTTCCTTTTACAGCTTGAGTAATAATATTTTGATATTTAAATTCAGTTCCACCATTGGGAACATTATTTAAATATAACATGTATACCAATCTTCTATGAGCACTGCCTAGTGAAACATTTTCACTGTGGAAAACTTTATAACCGCCATTTTTTGGATAATGCTGTATTAAATTTATAGTATCAGTTATTACGGCGAACTCAATGTTAAATTCTTCTACATATTTTTTAACACCTTCGCTTAAAACTCTAAAAAAATGCACTATATTTTTATCTTTAGACTGATTATAAAATCTTACATCTATTGAATCTTTTAAATTTTTGTTTACTCCACGACTGGTTTCACCTTCTGCTTTATATTCTGTGTTTACTTTATGATATTTTATTAAGTTATCACATAATTTTTTATCAACACTATAATTTCTAATAAAACTTTCCATTTAAGTATAATTGATTATAATAAAACCTACATTAAAAGTCAAGATATAGGACTACCAGAATGGTTTAAAGGCTTTACATTATCTCAATAATAGTTTACAAGATAAATCTGGTGGGGGAAAATGCCACCACAGTTTCCCCTGCTTTTAACATATTGAATTCCCCTACAATCTGATATAAATCATAATAAATAGGTTTTTATATGCTACAAAAAGTAAACTTTTTACCAGGATTTAATAAACAAGTTACTGCTACTGGAGCCGAGGCTCAGTGGACAGGCGGAGACTATGTCCGTTTTAGATATGGCACACCTGAGAAACTAGGCGGCTGGGACCAATTAGGTGGAGATAATTTAACTGGAGCCGCAAGAGCCCTTCACCATTTTGACGATAACGCTGGCGTTAAATATGCTGCGATCGGCACTAACAGAATTTTATACCTCTATTCAGGAGGTCAGTACTATGACATTCATCCCATTGATAAAACAATTACAGGTTGTGATTTTTCTACAACGGACACAGAACGAACAGTTACGATAACTTTTCCAACTCCTCATGGAATGTCGGAAGATGATATCGTTTACTTAGATACAGTTACCGCGCCTCCGGGTTCAGGCTACACCGATGCAGATTTTGAAGATAAGAAATTTATGGCCACATCTATCCCGAGTGCAACAACTATTACAGTTACGATGGCTTCTGCTGCATCAGGAACCACGACCAATGTAGGAAGTGCACGGGCTCAAACTTATTATACAGTCGGACCCGAACAAGAACTTGGAGGATACGGTTTTGGTACTGGTCAATGGTCAGGAACCTCTTCCGGTCCAGCGACTACTACATTAGGTGCTGACATTGCAGACGTAAGTACAACAGATATTACTCTTACCAGTTCGGCAGCTTTTCCAAGCTCAGGAGAAATTAGAGTAGGGACAGAAGATATTAGTTTTACCGCGAATGATACAGCCACAGGAATTGTTAGTGGAGGAGCAAGAGGAGTTAACGGAACCACGGCGCAATCCAGTTCTACCTCACCATCTACTCATAGTTCCGGGGATAGTGTAACTGATATTTCAGACTACGTAGCCTGGGGAGAATCTTCTACAGCTGAAGTAACCCTGGAACCAGGTTTATGGGTTCTAGATAACTATGGAACTAAACTCATTGCTCTTATTTATAATGGCAAATGTTTTGAATGGGATTCAGGAGTAGCTAATCCAACGGCGAATCGTGCAACAGTAATTTCAGGAGCACCCACCGCTTCAAGACACATGTTGGTATCTCCCGTTGATCGACACTTAATTTTTTTAGGAACCGAAACTACAATTGGAAGTGTAGGAACTCAAGATGATATGTATATCAGATGGTCGGATCAGGAAAGTACCAGCGACTATGCTCCTTCCGCAACGAACACAGCAGGGACTCAACGGCTAGCGAATGGTTCTAAAATCATGGGCGCTATCCGAGGTCGGGATGCACTTTATATTTGGACAGACGCAGCTATCTTTTTAATGCGTTTTGTCGGTCAGCCCTTTACCTTCTCTTTCGAACAAGTCGGAACGAACTGTGGACTCATTGGTAAAAATGCATGTATAGAAGTGGATGGTACTGCTTTCTGGATGTCAGAAAATGGATTCTTTCAATACGCAGGCCAGCTTCAATCGATGCCATGTCTCGTTGAAGATTATGTTTTTGATGACCTCAATAGTACTTCTAGAAATCTGATTAATGCAGGACTCAATAATTTATTTGGAGAAGTGAACTGGTTTTATTGTAGCTCAGGTTCTAATGTCGTAGATCGAGTGGTGACCTATAATTATTTAGAATCTATGATGCTTAAAAAACCTATATGGTATACTGGCTCATTGCCGCGAACAGCCTGGGAAGACTCTTCTATCTACGCTAAGCCCCACGCTTGTTATTATGATAATGCTGATGATGAATCCTTTGATGTTGTAGGTAATACGAATGGAATTACTATCTACTATGAACATGAAACAGGGACCGATCAAGTGATTGCAGGAGGAACTATAACCCCCATACTTGCTAGCATTACTTCAGGAGACTTTGATATTACACAAAAACGTGCAGCTCAGGGACAACTTTTAGGAGCTCCAGATATGAGAGGAGATGGTGAATATATTATGAAAATAAGAAGATTTATACCTGACTTTATTACTCAAACAGGAGACACGCAGGTCACTTTAATGTTGAGAGATTACCCCAACAATGCTGCTGCAAGTTCTTCATTAGGTCCCTTTACAATCACAAGTTCCACTGATAAAGTGGATACACGGGCAAGGGCGCGAGCTATTGCATTAAAAATACAAAACACCGCAGTTTCACAGGACTGGAAGCTCGGAACATTTAGACTGGACATACAACCAGACGGGAGAAGATAATTATGGGATGGCAAGATATTAAAGGCGCTTGGAACAATTTTATGCAATCACCTGAAGCTATGGGAGGACCTACTTCAATACTAGATTACGGAGCAAGCCAATTAGCTAATAAATTTAACAACACTTCAGGAAGTAATCAAAATAATAATTGGTACGACAACGCTGACGCGAGAGGGTATCGAAATTATAATTATTACGATAGTGCTCAACCGTTTAATGAAAATTTAACTGATGAAAACTACGGCAAAAGTTTTGCAGGCGGACAACGTTTTGATGTAAATAAACTTATGAACCGTAGACTGCCTAGCAATTTAACACGGGATATGGGGGCTTCTACTTATCGAACTCCTCCAGTTTATGAGGGACAACGAAATATTCATGAAGGATTTGGAACAGCAGACGTAAGTTCTTCGTTTCCACCTCCAGAAAAAACAGGAATAATGCAAAATATAAAAAACTGGGGTGGTAATATATTAGACAACACTATAATGGGAAGAATAGCCGGTGGTTTTGATGCAACGAATAAAAGAGCTTTTAATTATAACCCTGCTCTTCAAGATCAGATAAATTTTTTAAAAACTAGCCCAAGAGTGGCAGGGGCTACGTTAAGTTATGGAGCAGATGGATCAGGTCTTAATAAAATTCAAGGCGGCATGTTAGCGGGTAAAAATTTACAATCTATGCTTGGCTCAAATGATTTAATAGATATGTATAATAAGCAGATAGCTAGACACGATAAAACTATTACAGGTTTTGCTGATCAATGGTCAAACTTAAAAGGAGGAACTCCTGAGGAACAAGCCGAATATGCTAGAAAACTAGCAGTTCACCAAAAAAGAAAAGACTGGGCTCTGGCAGAAAGAGATGCTGTTATAGCAGGTACAACAGGAGGTACAACAGGAGGCGGAGTGGAAGGAGGACAAACCGCAGGAATGAGAGACCAACTAGGACGAGCAGAAAATTTTAGGGATAGAAGCAACATACAACAAATTCAACAACACACTGGCAGAGAACTCTCTGATTATAGAATGGATAGACCAGCATCTGAAAGACAGTTCACAGGACAAGCTCCAAGGGGCACAACTACATTTGATACTAAAAGTGGAATGGGAAGAAGAGATTACGATGCCGGCGGCAGAGCAGGTTTTCGAAATGGAGAATTTGTAGATGAAGATATTAATGTTCAAGGCCCAGGTTTTGATTTCAATGAAAATATTGAAATGGCTGGAGGTGAAGATCCTATGTTAATAGAAGAGTATCAAAAATACCTTTTTGAAATGCAAGAACTGGACCTAGAACCAATGTCATTTGAACAATTTAAAGCAGAAGCTATGATGGCAGAAGGAGAAAGTGACCAAGGAATAGCGAGTCTTGTTTAATGGCAAAAATTACTCAGGCTTTAACAAGAGCAAGTAAGGAATACGATCAAACAAATTTACAAGCTTTAATTCGAGACTTAGACGGCGTCATTAATAAACTTAATACTTCTTTTCAAGAAGACGTTAAACAGGAGATAGAAGCAAAAAGTTTCTTTTTAGAATAATGGCAGTAGTCAATCAGTATAAAATGTATGGAGTCACAAGCATCGCAGCCGAAGGTCCTATTAAATTCTTTGGAACTGACACCGTATCTGGAGATCAACTCCCATTAATTTCAGAAACATACATTGTGAAATCTTTACATGTTACCAATAAGTCGGGAGGCAATACTCCAACGATTACGATTACCAATAATGGTTTTCAGGTTATTAACACTGAGACATTAGTCGCAGCAACGAGTGTAGAAATTCTTACCAACCCTATGGTAGTAGAAGGCAACACAGTTCTTTCTTATACAACAGCCGGAACAGTTACCGATGGGGTAGACATTACAATTAGTTATTTAAATATTAAAAAGGAGGTTACGGTATAATGCAAATGATAAAACCAGCTAAAGTTACGACAACACTAAGTAATAAGCACACGGGAGAAAAATATAATACCGAAGAAGAGTGGAAAGCTAAGGGAATTGATGAAAAAGACATCCGAAGAGATGTTCATGTCCTGATGCCGAAGCTTGATTTATTTGGTAAAACAAAGTAGGTTGAAAATTTAGGCAAAATTATGACAAATACACCCAGACAACGTTATGGACTAGGAAGCTTCATTAAAAAAGCAGCTAAAAAAATAGGAAAAGGTGCCAAGAAAGTATGGAAAAGCCCCCTAGGAAAAGCCGCTGTAATAGGCGGTGGTTTATGGGGTCTCAATAGATTTGGTATTCCAGGCACTGGAGGCGTTGGTTCAGGTTGGTGGAAAAAAGCTCTGGGAACCGGTCCCGGTAAATTTTTAATGGGATCAGGATTACCAAAAGGTTCTCCCGGACAAGGAGGTGGCGTATCTAGAGGTCTTTTAGGTGGCGCATGGGACTGGGCGAAAGCAAACAAAGGACAAGCAGCACTATTAGGTTTAGGAACCGCAGGTATTCTCGCTCCTTTTCTAGGGGGTGACGAGGAGGATCAAGAAGAAATAGGGGACTGGACTATACCTTCTGCCGCTGTAGCTGGTTTATGGGACAGAACAAAAGACTATTACAAAACAGGGCGAGCCGGTAGTAACCTAGCAT